TCCATGCCGGCGACGCGTGGGACTTTCGTAATCTGCGCAAGGGAGCGAGCGACGAGGAGAAGGCGCACAGCCTTGAAGACGACTGGGAAGCTGGCGTCGAGTGGGTCCGCGCCTACTTCGACGGCGGCAAAGAGAATCACTTCCTGCGCGGCAACCACGACGAGCGGTTGTACCGTCTTGCCGACAGCGCGACTGGACTGCAGCGCGACTACGCGAAGGACGGCATCAAGCGCATCGCTCGCGTGATGCACCAAGCGAAGGCGCATATGCTCCCGCACGACTCGCGACTTGGTGTGCTCAAGCTCGGCCATCTGCGCGTGATTCACGGGTTCTTCGCTGGCATCGGCGCAGCGCGGCGGCACGGCATCGCATACGGCAATTGTCTGTTCGGCCACACCCACGCGACCGACTCTGCTCCGGTCGAGTCCATCGACGGCCCAGCAGAGGCGCGCGGCATTGGCTGCTGCTGCAAGATCGATATGGGATACAACGCGCATCTCGTCGGGAAACTGCGGCACGACAACGCGTGGTGCTACGGTGTTCTGTTCGACGACGGAACATATCAGCTATTCCAAGCGAAGAAGATCGGAGGCTCATTTTATGCCGCGCAAAGCATCTCCCGCTACTGACGACGCAGCGTGGGCGCGCGCGTTCCGTGATGCGCTCGCCGCTGGTCGCGCACCGACTGGCGAGGGGTGGATCCTTGGGCGCGATCTGCAGAAGCGACTCGACCTCGGCCATGTGAAATTCTACAAGGCCATGCGTGCGATGCGCGCGGCTGGCACGGTGGAGGTATTCGACGGCCACCAGCACTCCGACGGCAAGTGGCGACGCGCGGTCTGGTATCGGCTGTGCTGACATGGACCGACCACCGCAGTTCGCGCTAGGCGAGCTAGTGCGCTCCCGCATTGACCCGTCGTGCGGCTATGTTGTCGTCGGCCACGTCTACCGAGCGGCAACGATTGACTACCTCGTGGCTGATCCGTCCGGCTGCGAGGAGGTGCGCAGCGAGCTAGAGCTAGAGGCGGGCGAGAGGCAGCGCGACCCGATTACCGCAGACTAAAAACGGCGCAAGTCGTTGTGGCTCAACTGGGCACAACTGATCCGAAATAATCGGATGGTTTCCGCTTGCGAGAATTAGGTGGGGGTGATCTAGTGCAGGAGTCGGAGGCAATCACGCCCGAGACGAACAACCCAAAACACTCCCTCCCATGACGACCAAGACAGCCCGCTACGAAACGCCAAAAACGATCCCCGCTAGGTATAACTTCGCGCGGGCGATGCCTAACGCTACGCTCCCGCAGTACTGGGTTGCGGCTTCGAAGCCAGCAAGCGCAACCCATCGCTTGTACCGAGGCGCCAGCGGGAGCGTAACGCGCGTGGTTTACATTCCGTAACCCCATGCGCTCCCTACTCCTCACCCTCGCGCTGGCCTGCACGGTCAGCGCAGCCCCGCCGGAAAGCTTCTGGCGCGCCCTGCATCAGGTCGAATCATCGGGCCGCACTAGTGGCCTGATCCTTGGCGACAACGGCAAGTCACGCGGTCCGCTGCAGATCTCGCGGGCCTACCACAAGGACAGCCGCGTACCCGGCGCGTACGAGCGCGTCGATGATCTGGCGTACTCACGGCGCGTCGCTACCGCCTACTTCAAGCGATACGCGCCGCAAGCCTACCTCAACGCAGACCTAGAAACCCTCGCCAGAATCCACAATGGGGGCTTGCACGGTATGCTAAACCCCAAGACCAAGGCGTACTGGTACAAGGTGCGGAGGGCCATGCAATGACCCGCCCAGTCCACATCCGCCCCGGGCGGCCTGCGACAGGCACGGCCAAGGTCATGATACCCTGGCGCATCTCGCCCCGCCTCGTCGAGAGGCTGCGCTGGGCAGCTATGAAGCAGAACGTCCAGCCGTCAACCCTCCTCGCCCGTCTGATAGAACGTAACACCAGCCCCGTATGACGCACAAGATATCACTCATCATCGCCGCCGACCAGCTCGCCGCACTCCGCGCGCTGGCAGAACAGCGCCACGTTAGCCTGTCCGATATCGTCCGCGAGGCGATCCGCCGGATGCTGGAGGGGCAGTCGTGAATAACCTACTTACCCACACGCCCGCCGAGTTCGCCCTGCTGCCGTACAGCGACGCGTCAGATACCTGGCTCGCGAAGCAGTCAACCATGGCCGACGCATGGGACAACTGCCCCCGAGGCGACTGTATCGCGTGGATGGCTTTCCACGTCCGGGCAACCGACGAGCGCACAATGCGCCGCTTCGCGATCTGGTGCGCCCGCTCAACGCCGCTCGCAGACGGGCGCGTGACAGGTGACCTCCTCACTGACCCGCGCTCGATTGCTGCGCTGGATGCGGCAGAGCGATACGCTGACGGACAGGCGACTGACGAGGAACTGGCCGCAGCCTCGCTCGCTGCATTTCGCGCGAAGATGGAACTTAACGCCGCCGACGAGTACGCTTACGCCACCGTGCGCGCGGCCTGCGCGCCAATTGGGGCAGCGCAGCCCGATGGCTACCTAGCTTCCATGTGGGCTTCCAGCAGCGCAGCCTATGCCGCCGGGAGCGCGTTTCCGAGCGAAGGAATGGCCGCCGCCAACCTCGCCCAAGCCAACCAATTCCGCCTTATGGTGGCCAACCCATTCCCGCGCACGGAGGCCCAGCCATGAACAACCTACTTACGCTCACGCCTGCGGAGTTCTGCGAGGCCACGGACGCCTGCAAAGAAGGCCGCGACTGGGCGATCACGCAACCAACAATGGCCGACGTATGGGACAACTGCCCGCGTGGCGACTGGCTGGTGTGGTTAGCTGAAAAGGTCAAAGCAACTGACGATGATACGTTCCGTGGATTCGCGATGTGGTGCGCTGAAAGCACTCCCCTTCACGATGGCCGCGTGACCGGCGCATTGATGACTGACCCAGATCCAGCGTGCTACTGGACGATACGCTGCGCCTATTCTGCTGCATACGACCAACCCCGTGACGACCAAGCCGCTTTCGACGCCGCCAATTACGCCGCCGCTGCCGCTCGTTACGTCGCAGCATGGTCTTGCCGCCCGCGTCCAGCTGTTTGCGCATCAGCTGCCCTAGTCGCTGCGCAGCAAGCTCAGGCCGACCGGTTCCGCCGCGAGGTCATTAATCCATTCCCGCGCAAAGGAGGCCAGCCGTGACCATCGCCGCGCTCCTCGTCGGCATCGCAAGCCTCGCGTTTTCCGTCTGGGTTACCGTCGCCGCGCGCCGGATGTACCGCGCCCGCCGCCGCCAACGTCTCGCCGCAATCTTCAACCCTGTTGCCCCCCATGTACGACGAACCGAACGCCGCCGCTAGCTGCTTAGCTTTTTTCGAACGCGCAATGGCGCGCGAGAAGGTGCTCGCCGCGTCCCGCGAGAAGGCCCGACTTGAGATGCAAGGCGCGATCAAAAAGATGCTGCCCGCGGTCAAGCCTGAGCGCGCCAAGCCGCAGCGTGGAAAGCCGATGGAGTACAAGATCAAGCCAACGCCGGAACAACTGGCGCTTTTCGACCGCGCCGACGCCGAACGCTGGACGCTCAAGCAACTCGCCGCAGCGGTGGGCTGGAGCGTGTCGAAGGTGTGGATCCTGCGCACCGAGCGCGATCATCAGCGCAAGACCAAGCGGCTCAGGGCACATCGCCGCAAGTACGGCCCCGGCCACGGCAAGCCTGCCCCGCCTGCGACTGCTGCAATTAAGAACGGTCGGCGTACGGTCGTTCTCACGCCTGACATCGTCGAGTGGTTCGGCAATGCCATCGATACCAACGTCCACGTTGACGAGATCTGCGCGAAGGTCGGCATTGCGCGAAAGACTTTTTACCAGTGGCGACTGCACTACTGGCACGATAAGAACTTTCTGCGCGACCGCATGAAAGAGACCGCGCAACTTGAAGCAGCCCGAGGTTAACTTTCCCCGTTAGAATAACCCAACGACAGCACAACACAGTACCCATGAAGAACCCTGCAAAGCAACTTAACGACGCGTTGATGGCCGGATACGCGGCCACGAAGGCTGCGTTCCCCGACGCTGACCGAGTGACAGTTAACGCGTCTGTTTTCAACGACCGCGTCAGCGTCCACGTCTCAGCGGCCTACGGCACTGCGTGGATCACGTCCATCGGTAGCGACACCGCGACGGTCGAGGACGCGATTGCCGCGCTCAAGGCCAAGACCGCCGACACTGACGCGCTCCGAGCCGAAGCCGCTGCGCTGATCGCTCGCGCTAACAAGCTGGAGGGCCGCGCATGATCCCGCTGATCTCCGTTAGTCAGTTCACGCCCGGCCAAGCTTGTGCTGTCGTAGGCATGACCGCCGACGCTTACCGCGCGCAGGACGGGCTTACCCAGTCTGACCTCAATCGTTTCGCTCAATCGCCTGCGCTGTTCCGTTACACCGAGACCGAGCAGACCGAGGCGATGCAGCACGGGACTGCGCTGCATGCGCTCATGCTGGAGGACCGCCGCGAGTACGTCATCCGGCCTGCGACGTACGGACCCGAGGCGAAACCGTGGCACGGCGCTGCTAAGGAGTGCAAGGAGTGGAACGCCGCGCACGCTGACCGACTCATCTTGTCCGCTGACGAGGCCGACGCGCTGGAGTCTGCTGCACGCCACGCGCGCGCTCATGAACTGGTCAGCCATCTCCTGACCGGAGCGCACACTGAACTGTCTGTTTTCGGCTGCAGCCAAGCTGGGCTGATCTGGGGTAAAGGTCGCATGGACGCCGTGAACTTTCGCGGCGACCGTGTGCAGGTCGTGGACATCAAGAAGGCGCAGGACGCGCGACTGTCTGCGTTCTCCAAGACTGTTCTGCAACGGGGCTACCATATCCAGGCTGCTTGGTATCGGCGGCTGATCCGTCAGTTCGTCGAGCAGACCGTGACGCACGAACACTGGCTGGTCGCAGTCGAGATTGACCCGATCCCGCGCGTGAACGTCTGGAAGCTGGCACCGGAGGCGATTGATTACGCCGACGCTGAAATCGACAAGCTGCTTGAGACGCTCGCTGAGTGCCGCGCGACTGGGCGCTGGCCGGATTATCACGACAAGGACATCGGGCTGATGGGCGTGATTGATCTGCCCAAGTGGGTGTACGGCGACGAGGAGCAGTTGACGGGTTTGACGAATGGAGGTGCGGCATGAGCACACCAAACGATGGCGGCCCGGCGTTTCCGGTTCTGCCTTACCACACCGGCATGACCCTCCGGCAGTACGCCGCGATTCATCTGCGCGTGCCGAAAAGCGGAACGCGATGGCTTGATGAAATGATCTTCGCCTCGTTGACCGACGAGTTTGCAAAGGCTGCGTTGCAGGGGATGACCGCAGATCCAGAGTGCGCGTTGACGCCTGGCGACATGGCCAAGTGGTCCTATGAATACGCCGACGAGATGAAAGCCGAGCGGCCGATGACGAAGGGAGACATCGCATGAGCACGACACCAAACGACGGCGGCCCGGAATCTTCTGTTAGTTGGAGACGCGACCTAGAAAAGCATTCCAGATCGCCGGATGAGTGGAGAGCTGTGTTCCGTCGTGATCCCAAAATACTGCAGCAGGTGCTTGATCTCCCCGTGTTTTATCTTGAGTTACCTGTGCGCGCATCGAACTGCATGGAGAAGGCCGAAATTAAAACTATCCGCCAACTTGTCACAAAGAAAGAAAAGGAGCTGTTGAAGTATAGGAACTTCGGTAGGGTTTCGATGAATGATGTAAAGGGCGCTGTTGAAAGATATGGTTTGTCGTTTGGTTTACGCTTCATTGCGACACCACGCACAGACGCAGGGCGATACATCGACGATCATTGCGGCATGGAGCCGGATCCAAACGGCGACTGGGTACGCGTCGAGGTAGCTGCTGCGCTTGAAACTGAACTGTACGCGGCCAGCGGAACCAGCGCGATTCACGCCGAGTTCGGCCAGGCTGTCGAACGCTGGGCCAAAGAACGCAAAGACTTACTGGAACGCATTGAGAGATTGGAATCGGACGTAGATCGCTGGCGAAGCCAAGTGGTCGGCCCTCCAGATCTGCGAGGTCATGCGATCACATATTCACCCGCTTTGTATCTGGATGAACCAACGGAGAACCAATCATGAGCACCGAAGACACAACGACACCGAACAACGCGAAGGTTTTCACGGGCTTGTCCGGTATGCTCCGCACCAGTCCATGGCTGGCCAGCGAGGATCTGGTCGGCCTCGGCGACGTCCCAGCCGAGATCGAAGACGTGCTGCTCTATGACGAGGTCGCCTTCGACAAGGGCCGCAAGGAGAAGAACGTCCCGGCGTTGAAGTTCCGTGGCAAGGCGAAGCAACTCGTCCTGCGCACGTCAGCTAACCGCCGCTCGCTCGTTCGCATGTTCGGTGCGAACACGCAGGCATGGCGAGGGAAGACCATCTACATTTACCACGACCCTGAGGTGCGCTTCGGCGGTCGTGCAGTCGGAGGAATTCGAATCAAGGAGATCACACAATGAATGGACAATATGACAACGAGCTGACTTTTCGGCTCTTCAAAAACGACAAAGGCGAGAACCCGAAGCGCCCAGACTATCGCGGCGAGTGCCAGATCGGAGGCGTGACGTACAAGCTGTCCGGCTGGGTCAGCGAGGTGAAGTCCGGCAAGAATGCGGGCAGCAAATACATTCGCGGGAAGGTCGAGCGCATGGACCCAGTGGCGCCGCCAGTCAGCGTCGAGGGCAAGACGGCGTTTCTGCCCGGTGTTGCGCAGCCTGTTAACACGGAGGACGTGCCGTTTTGAAAACGATCATTGCAATCGATCCTGGCGCGAATGGCGCGATGGCGTGGCGATACTGGATAGGTATTGATTCCTACCTTGGCGTGAGCAGTTTCAATGCCGATTTCCTGTGGACGCTGAAACCTAATGACGGCAGCAACATCGTCGCCTACGTCGAGCAGGTCGGCGGTTACATCGGCAAGCCGCAGCCCGGCAGTGCCATGTTCAAATTCGGCACGAGCTACGGTCGCGTGCTCGGCGCACTTGAGGCGCTGCGGATCCGCACTGTGCTGGTCAGGCCGCAGGTCTGGCAAAAGACGATTGGCCTTGGCTCAACGCTGAAGGGGCCAGAGCGCAAACGCGCGCTGCGTGACATTGCCAAGCGGCTTTATCCGACGCACAACGTAACGCTCGCGAACTGTGATGCGCTGCTCATTCTTGAGCACGCGATACAGGCCGAGGGTCGGCGGGAAGGGGGTGCGACGTGAGCACACCAATTACCCCCGGATCACCCGACTGGCTTCGGCTCATGGCTGCGTGTGAAGTTCGCTGCACAGACCACGAGGACGCGGCAAGCCTTGAGGCTGCGGCGGACAGGATCGAGCGGCTCGAACGCGAAAACGCCGCGCTGCGAAAGGCACTCGAAGACGCGGTTGGTTTGGCCCGTAATACCCGCGACGACGGCAGGCGTGATTGGGTTAGCGTAGGGACGTGGCTCAAGCCCGGAGAGTGCGTCATCCTCACTGACGCAGCCGCGCTCGACGCCGCCCGCGCCAAGGAAGGGGGTGCGACGTGAGCAACGAAAAAACACCATGTGATGCCACCCCCTCGAAACTCCTTCGGGAGCGCATCATGGATTCGCGCATCCCCAAAAACGAAGCGGAGTGGTGGGCGAGCCGACGTATCGAAGAACTCGAACGCGAGAACGCCGCGCTGCGGCAGGACAAGAAGCGGCTGGATTGGCTGGCGGTCACGGACGCTTGGTTTGACTATCCAGCCACCGAGTCGTTTACGCCAGAAACATTCCGCGCCGCTATTGACGCTTACATGGCTAAAGAAAGTAGCAACTGTCAAGGAATCCATGACAGTTCAAATAGGGGTGCGACGTGAGTAACATAAACACGCCATCGGGCAACCATGCCGCACGGCTCATCAAGCGCATCGAACAGCTAGAACGCGAGAACGCCGCGCTGCGCCACAGCGAGGAGAACATGGCAGCTACGGTCCGAGGGCTGGAGTTTGAGTTGGAGAAGGCGCAAACCGAGAACACCGCGCTGCGTGAGGCACTCGACGCACAAATGCAATATCAGCGCGAACTCCGGGCCGACCGGGATCGGCTCGATTACATGGAGGAATGTTCTGTCGACATTGAACTCGGCCTGGACGAGACCGGGGCGATGAAGTTTGCGCACATCTACATCGACCGCGCCGCCATCGACGCCGCCCGAGTCAAGGAAGGGGGTGTGACGTGAGTAACACCGACTGGCTCCGCATCGGCCTCGCCGCTGCCGTGGCTGTTCTGATCTGGTGGCTGTTACACGACGAAAACCAATGAGCACTACAATATACCGACTCGACGACGAACTGAAAGAAGCGCTGCTGCTCCACTCAAGGTGGCTCGGTGGCGACCCGTCCGGCAAGCGCCTCGACTTCGCAGGCGGGAGTGTGACCAATCACGATCTAGGCTGGGCCGATCTGCGCGAGGCTATCCTCGACCGCTGCGACCTGAGCGGCTCCAACTTACAGGGCGCACAGCTGAACGAGGCTAATCTGTTCGGAGCCAACTTGACCAACTGCGACCTTGAGTCGGCGGACCTGCGCTGGGCTGATCTGCGCAGGGCTAATCTGACCGGGGCTAGGCTGAAAGGCGCACGGATGGCCGGGGCTGCACTGGCTCAGGCTGTGGACGTTGACGGGCTGGCCATTGACGAGCCGCGCAAGGAAGGGGGTGCGACGTGAGTGCGTCAATCAATGATAGGTGCCCTTCATTCCAATGGTGCCCGCATTACTCGAACCGCCAAGATGATATCGCACAGCTAGAACGCGAGAACGCCGAGCTGCGGAAGGCACTCCAAGACGCGGAAGTTTTGGCCAGCTATACCCGCGAAGACGGTAAACGTCAATGGGTCACTCTAGGCGAGTGGCTTAGGCCGGGCCAATGCATCGTCCTCATGGACCTCGCTGATATCGACACCTACCGCACCAAGGAAGGAGCCGCGCCATGAACAACGCACACAAAGCCGCGCAGCTAGTTCTAGGCGACCGCAACGAAACATACGGCGATCCCGCCGACGATTACGCGAAGGTGGCTAAGATCTGGTCTGGCCTGCTCAACCCTATTCTGCGCCGCGACATCACGCCGAGCGAGGCGATCATCATGATGGTCGGACTCAAGCTCGCCCGCGAAATGCACAGGCCGAAGCCGGACAACATCGTCGATGCTCACGGCTACCTGCTTTGCTATGACTGGGCGAGGACGGGGCGGAAGCCGACGACGGAGGATCAGCCATGAACCAGACCACCTTTGAATCATCCGGCGCTGGCCTGACCCAGAACGACCGCATCCTAACGCGCCTATGCCAGGCCGTGGGCGAGTGGGTCAGTCTACCCGACCTCGTCGCCTGCTCTGGTGCGTACGCTGTACACTCGCGCGTGGCTGATCTGCGCAAGGCTGGGTACGTCATCGAACAGGAGAGCGTACGTCGGGCCGGGAAGGTTCACTCCTTTTACCGACTGGTCTGCATGCTGGACAGCGCGTGACAGTCTGCTAAACGTTGAGCACGGCCCTGAGAAAGCCGAAACGCAACATGACTACAAACCATCAAAACTTTGCCTGCCCATCGGGAGGAAAACGGCGCGTTGCGTGCCAATTTCTCAGCCTTCCGGTGGGCAGGTTTGTTTTGCGATGAAGCGTTTTACCGAAAGCGAGAAGTGGCGCGACCCGTGGTTTCGCCGTTTACCCTATACCCTTAAGCTAGGGTATCTATACCTCTTGGATTCCGTAGACAATGCTGGAGTCTGGGATCCTGACTTTGAAGCTGCAGACTTCGCTATTGGCGTTCCTGTTCCGTGGCCTCAGTTGATGGCCGAGATGGGCGATCGACTTCTCGTTTTGCCAAGCGGTAAGTGGCATCTCACGCGGTTCATTTCTTTCCAGTTTGGCACGCTGTCGAAGGAGTCGAAGCCTCACCAGCAGGTCTTGCGGCTGCTCGAAAAGCATGGGGTATCCAAAGGGTATCCAAAGGGTATCCATACCCTCAAGGATAAGGATAAGGACAAGGACAAGGACTCAGACACGGCAGAAAAGGCAGCTGAGATCTACGAATTCTACCCGCGAAAGGTCGCTAGAGACGACGCGATCAAAGCCATTCTAAAGGTGCTCAAGGCTGAACCCGAAACCGACTTGCTCGCCAAGGTGAAAGCCTACGCCGCCGCGACCGCTCGCTGGTCCGACGACGACCGCAAGTTCATTCCTCACCCCGCAACGTGGTTCAATCGCGGCTCCTACCACGACGACCCCGCGACGTGGACCCGTGGCACGTCAGCACAAACCGAAATCCGGACGCGCGTCCTTGACCTGTCATGACCACTCCTGGCCACAATCCAACCATCGAGCAGCGCCTTGTCTCAGCCTGCATCGTCGCAGGGCCGCAGGGCTTCGCTCACGCAGCAGGCGAGGGCATCACGCCTGATCACTTCACCGACCCCGTTGCCCGTGCATGTTGGCGCGCTGGCACGGTATGCGTGACCGAAGGCACGCATCCTGACGCTGCAGGCATCTACCGCGCAATTGCCGGACTAGACGGCGAGGCGAAACCGTCTGCCGTGGACATCGCCAACCTTGAGCAGGTCGAGGCAACCAGCGTACATCTGCGCCGCCTCACGTCGGACGTGATTGATCTGTACCGCCGCCGCCGACTGATCGCCTCAATGACGGCTGGGCTGGATGCAGCACGCAGCATCTCCGCGAAGGAATGGGGCGACGTATGGTCGGGCGTGGAGCCGCACATCCGCTCTGCGCAGGACATCACTGCCGGGGCCAAGACGCGCAGCCTCGCGGAGGTCGCAGCGAACGCCAAACGGCTCTTGCTGAACCCTGAGATCAACGACGCTGTGCCGTCGCACTGCCCGAAGTGGGACGAGGCCGCGACGCCGTGCCGAGCGGGTCAGCTGATCGTCATTGCTGGCCGTCCTGGCGCAGGCAAGAGCGCGTTCGCTGGTCAGGTGGCGCACGCCATCGCGCAGCAGGCCACAACTGCCTTTTTCAGCCTTGAGATGAGCGCAGAGGAGATCCTGACCCGCCTAGCTCGGCTGCGGACGAATCCGGCTCCGCTCTGGCCTGAGAACATCGCCAAGCAGTTGGACGGGCTGGGGCAGATGTCCACGCTCAAGATCTACGAGGTCGAGCACGCCCGCACCGTCGCGCAGATTGAGGCCGCGTGTCGGTTGCTCGCAGCGTCGCCGGCTGGGCTAGGGGCAGTCGTGATTGACTATCTGCAGCTGGTCACGCCGCCCGCCGGAATGTCGCGGGAGAATCGCGAACAGCAGGTGGCAGCTATGTCGCGCGCGTTTAAGTTGCTTGCTCGGACGCTGAAGGTTCCTGTTTTCCTGCTCGCTCAGCTAAACCGCGAGGTCGAGAAGGACGCGAAACGTCGCAAGCCTAGGCTCTCGGATCTGCGCGAGTCTGGGGCCATCGAACAGGACGCGGACCGTGTCTGGTTCCTTTACCCAGCGAACGAGGACGCTGCGCACGAAGGGCGACACCTTGAGGTGATGCTGTATCAGGCGAAATGCCGCAACGGTCCCGCTGGGCTGGAGGCGCCGTACATCTTCGACCGAGTCGGGATGCGATTTGCTCCCGCCAGAACTGCCAAAACTCAGGACTTCCCGTGAGTCTGCACGTTTGACCTCTCGTTTTGACGCGTTACGCAATGAGCGTGCAGGGTAAACCCAAACTGATCAGCAACCATGCGTGGGCCAAACACCAAAAGCTCACGCAGAAACTAAAAGCGAGGAACGGAACGTGGCTAATGAAAAAGAACTAGAGGCGCTGCGACTGCAGGACAACGCCGGAGGTGCTATCGACCTGTTAGAGGCGCACAAGAAGAGCATCGTTGGTGAGTACAACGAGCGCATTAAGCGGCTGGAGAAGATCATCGCCGCGATCCGTGCGCGACGGAAGATGGGCGGGCTGGCGTTGG